TGCAGGAAAAGAATTCTGTTGCCCCCATAGCATTTATGAGGGCAAACAGCTTATCTTTTACGGGTTTTAAACTCGCTATGAACTCGCGTATTTCAGGAGCCCACGCGCAGTCAGACGCCAATTTGACATTGATGTCAGAACGGTTAAGCAATCTAACAGTGGGCTCCCCATAGTTATCGTATGGCGCGAAATCTAGTAGTTTAATCATGACAATTATCCAGTCCAGTCAGAATCTACCATAGCGTTGAAGTCGTTATCGTATGCTTTTGTGCCAAGTCCGGCCAGAGCCTTCATAGTTTCCAATCCACCACTTCCCTGATTGATGTGTCCAGAGATCTGAGCTAGCTGTCCAACTACATTATGATCGATTCCGCGCATGCCATACGAAGCCATATTAGATATGAACTGTCCAGCTACGAGGGGATTGGTAGTAAGCTTAGGGGCGAAGTCATCCAGGACACTCCAGTATTTATCTACTTGAGCTCTGGGCATTTCCGCGAGCTCCGGGAATTCCTCAAACATTTGATGGTATGCCAGCTCCTTTTTTACGGCGTCTTTAGCTTTTCCGTAAAGAGTAGACGCGCCCATAGCACCTATAGTACCGAGACCCAACATATTGAGCGCGCTTATTACGCTGGGCATGCCCTCAGATCCGAGCAGTCCCGCGAGTCTTCCACCGACTCCGGCAGTCTTAACATTGTTGAGATTGTCTACCAACTGATTAGCCAGAGTAACGTCTGCTGACCCGACCTTCATGGTCTTAGTACTGCTTTCTGATTTAACATTCTGCTTACTCTGTGGAGCTGCAGGTTTAGCCGGTCCTTTTGCACATCCAGCTACTTTAGCTCTGCGCTCGCGTATTACATCCAGTAATGTCTTAGGCATCTTAGTACTCCCTATCTTGTTATTGAGTGTGTTAAAGTCGTTTTCAAACTGCTCAGTTGGAGGCGTTATTCTAGATAAGGGCTTATTATTCATGAGAGATTCTTTCATGTCGGTGCCCCCTCCCAACGCCAGCGAGCTGGCAGCTATTCCCACTGGATGCGTGAACGCCCAGCCAAATAATTTATCCACAAACCCCATCTTCTTCATTCGAGCTCTTCTCCTCGAACAGTAGGATGGGACATCAGTGCACTGTCTAGAAATTCAATTTTGGATACGATATAATCTTTGGCTTTGCCGAGCTCCGACATATCGCAATCATGACGCATTACCGTATCCAGGTGCTTTAAAATAGGGTGCTTCTTGTTTACTGCGACTTCAGAAGAATTTCCCAAAGCATCTTCGGTATACTTTTTACCAGCTTCCTTTATAGAGATGCCCTTGTCTTTTAGGCGCATAGCAATTTTATTAAAGATAGAAAAAATCTTATTTTCAGCTTCTGGGTAAGTAGCTCGGGCCGCTACATAAGCTCCTGCAATATTTTCGCCTCTCAAAGCCGCAGTCTTTAACATATCTTCCAGCGCCAATTCGGCTTCTTTGGCAATGACTGTGGACTCTGCCATAGCGCTATCCAGCATATCTTTATAGTGGGCCAGTTTATTTAACACTTTACGTATCTCAGTTTTGGATACCTTAGCTTCTTTAACAAATAACTGTGCTAATTTTTCTAACTCAGCGGTCTTGGTTTTACCCGAGACAGTGTCAACTTTTTCAGTTGGGGGCAGCAGGTCTTTAATACTAGAAATAGACGAATCAGCTTCCTGCAGTACGATAGAAGAAGTAGAGTTAAGGCTCTCGGCTATCTTCTCTTGATCTGCAAGCTTAAAGGTAAAATTACCGTTTTTATTCTTGTCCCAAAGCTCGTCGTATGTAGACACGTTTGCAGACTCGCACACTCTGGCAACCTGGTGGGGATTAAGACGAGCTTCCTTGGCCATGGTTACAATAGTAGCATTCATGTCTACATTATCCTTAAGATACTTTGTAGACGCGGTCTTTCCCATCATTTTAAGTTCAAGTTCTGATTTACTCATCGTAGTCTCCAGAGAATAGCATTATATCTATAAGTACCGCATATAGGTGTGGATGTCAAGATATGCATACTCATTACTTAAATTGATCCTCCGTTATTTAGGAACAGACTCTCTAATGAAGTCAAGTAATGCGTCTATATCAGAGTTACTTACCGGATCACTTCCAAAAACATCTCTTTTGTACCTACGCCTGATACCGTCGTATATCATGTCTTCCGATATCCTATCTTTTATGGCCCGCATATACTTGCGTTCACTATCTGCTATAACGGATCCAGTTCTGTCTTTAACACGCTCAGAAACTCGATTTAGTTTGTCCAACTCGTTCTTAGAAATATTCTGCCTCAATTTCTTTAATTGAAGATTTGACATGATGAATTCTGGATCCAAGTTCCCCGTATTAGGGGGCACTGTATCTGCAAAATATGAGTCCACCTTCATGTTATTTACGGGGACGGGAATAACATATTCATAGTTTGGGTCGGTAGACCAGTCTCTATTTTTACCGTAAGTTCTGGCATCTCCAGTATCAATGTATTTTTTGAGTCGCTCGCGTCTGACCTCAGGGTTAGACTCTGCGAAATGCGGAGTGGGGAATATGTTCAACTTTTCCTGAGTGGCTTTATCCGGAAGTTTGGCCACGTTGAATCGTTTATATATTCCGCCCTTATTTGTGTATCCAGCAGCTACTTGTGGAAGTCCAGACCAAAATAGTCCGTAGCCACTTGAATCTTGCTCCGGACTTATACTGCCAGCTCTATAAACATGTGTCGTGTTCGGATCCAATTTTGACAGCAATTCCTTCCCGGTTATACTCTCCTTTTCCAAGAACGGCTGCATGAGTTTAACTGTTCTAGATTCTCCTCGTGCTATCGCATTTTGAGCTCGAGCTATTAGGGGAGCCAACTCCTTTTTAGCCTCTCTGACCTGTTTAGTTAGCCTAGCAGTTTCATCCATAAAAATTCCGGGACGTCGTCTAAATAAATTACTAGCGTTGGAATTCCACCACTTTCCTAGACCTCTAATGTTAGCTGCGCTAACCTGCTGATCTGGCTGAGTGATCCTATTGAACAGAGTTCCAGTCATAATACTCGGACCCCTATTGTGAATCCAGGAGTATGCCTTAGGGTCAACTTCCAGGAGTTTTTTGGACATCGCATTGACCTCTGAAGTCTGAAGCCCAGGATTTCCCGCAGCTCTCCTCACCGCATCCCACTTTCGTATCCACTTCGCGGCGCACTTCTCCAGGGATTTAACTGTTATATCGTAAGCTAATTTTTCTAACACACATACCTCCCTAATCGCTATACCTATGATCCAGGAAAGACTTAAGCTCCGACACCTCTTCCGGAGTCTTAGCTATTGGAGTTCGGTACAATTGCGCTATTTCCTTATTAATCTGAGGCGCATACTTGGCGTCTATTTTAGGGGCAGGATTATTATAGGCTCTGAGATGAGAGTTATATGAAGGTGCGCGGGTCTGTTCGAACCATTGCCGGGATTCTGGTGTCTTAAACATATGATAGGCGTTAGTATTTCCCATCATTTTAAGTTCAAGTTCTGATTTACTCATCGTAGTCTCCAGAGAATAGCATTATATCTATAAGTACCGCATATGGGTGCCAGTGTCAAGAGGCAGATGACTACATCACATTAATACACGGCCCTTCGTTTAAGAAAGTCTGTAGTTGAGTAGTTTCTGACGCTTGGGGACAACACACTATAAGGCTCAGACAGGGCGTTTAAATCATCGTCAGTCAAATTAAACTGACGTTTCAACTCCTCGTTTAATTTAGCGTTCTCCCGGCGGAGTCTTTGCATATTAGTCCCCGCTCTAGGTATCTCAGCTAATCTAATCCCGTCTAAAGTTTTTGTTGGGCCATCTAATAGTGGGTGCCCCTGATGTTTTACGAAGTATTTTTTTATATTTTTAAGCCCAGAAACTTCTGGAATTACTATTTCATATCGAGGATCAGCCGCCCATTCAGAATTTCCGCCTGCGCGAAGGAGCTTTTTTATGGGTTCGAATACGGCATAATCGTGGATGCGTTTAAGTCTATCTCTACGCTCCCCTATCTCTGCTAGATGCGGACTAAAGTAGGTTCCCATCTCGGTCATCTCCCGCTCGGTGGGAGCATCCGCTGTGTACACATATGGGGCGTGTTTTCCTTTAGCGTATCCAAGAGATACCTCAGGAGTTCCAGTCCAAAATAAGTTTTTATTTTTACTGATATTATCCCCCGCTCTAAGTATTTTAGAGTCGCTGCCCAGTCCCTGGATGAAATCGTTAGCTGCCATATCCGGTGTGCGCATATTTCCTCTCAGCGACTCCGATATCCTGGATATAAGCCTTCCGCGTTTTGTTTTTTCCGGTTGAGAATTTATTAAACGCTGCATGGAGGACTGCGTATTCCGAACTTCGCTTAAGGGCCTGGACCCGTCACCCTTCTTCCAATATTGGGGCAACTCTCGTACGCTATTCCCCTTATTAAACATTGCATTATTGAAGGCATCTACTGTTGATTTCCTGTGCGCCCAGTCTAAGTAGGAGGGGCCGGGAATACTTGCATATCCGAAGCGTTCCAGCTCTGGGCTAACCCCCATTAGTTTAAGCGCCTTGTTGTGGAGTGATTCCCCTGCATTCTGTATAAAACGCATCACCTTTCCTAAAGGGGTGGCATATAATTCTTTTTCCTGTAGTAGCTCTTTCGCCCCGACAGTTGGAATCAACCCTCTGGCATTAGTAGTGTTTAACCTATCAGATACAGCATTAAATTCAGCAACCGTAGGAGCAGATTTACCCATCATCTGGCGCGCTTTAGCCCATCCCCGCTCCCATTTTGTGGCGAGTTTTTGCATAGAAAGCTCAGTTATATCTTTGGCTAATTTTTCTAACATACTATCCCCTATCGCTATGTAGTATATGATCCGCCGTCATCTTACACATCATGTACGAATGAAAGGCATCGTCCGGAAGAACGTGGTCATAGTACATATCACGCCCATTGTCTCTAAAATTAACACAAATAGTGAGGAAATCGCTAGAGAATTCTTTGAAATCACTCCAGCAGAAGAAGTCCACCTTTTTATTTTTTATCTCAACAAAGCGGTCAGTCATGCATTCGGTACGGTTGAACAACATTCTTCCCGCTTCAGGGATCCACCTAGCAGTAACCCTAAGTGCATCGTTAGCCTGCCACTCTATTATCCTGCCCGGACCCACTGCCTGCTTTAACTGCGCATTGTGCATAAATCCTCCGCCCCAGTCAACGCCTGTGGCAGTTATGCCTAGTCTGTTTATTACCTGCGCAATGTAATTGACTTGATAAGTGGGGTCAGACTCATTACCTGTGAACTTTTTCATCCCTAACAGATGGAATCTATCGGCCCAGTCATAATATCCAAGAGTCATTACTGTATACCCAGTAGCACTTCCACCGCGCAGAGATTTCAAGCTGATATCTCCGTGTCCCCAGTCTACGCCTAAAAATAGATGCATATCCTGGAGCTCCTGCGTGCGGACGAAGCTCATCTTTACGCCCGGACGGCAAACTTCCTGCAGTTCAACTTCGGTTATTGGGTTGGCGCTGTTATCGCAGGGAAGTGCCATGACTTCGTTTGCAAACTTGGCGGCGGGGTAGGTATTCAGCTTCTCTATGATCCTGTTCCACTTAACAGTGGGCGATATGATCTGGGGCACCCGGAACCCCGCCATGTAGATACCATTTCCAAGGGGCTTCTTGGCCACCCATTCTCCCTGAGCGTCTTTAGGAATGTCCTTCTTGCACCGCTTACATATGATCCCTTTCGGCCCAATGTTTTCGTTCATCAGGATATTCCACAGATTGCAGTGAGGACATTTTAATACCCACTCGTTCTGGGTGCTTCTGTACCATAGTTGCGCCAAAGTGTTATTAAGAGTTTTCGGTGTGCCCGCATAAGTTCTCCACTGGTACTTGGAACCGGATAAACATTCTTCAATAATGGGCACGTTGCCCATGATAATATCCTGGATCTCGTCTATGGTTACTTTATCCGCGGATATACCTCGGATAGCATCAGCGGTATGAAATGCGTAGCGTAGCGTGATGCTGGCACCGGTAGTGAACGTGCGTTTGTTCACATTACTAATTACCTCGCCATTCATACATAGCTCTTTAAATGTAGGGGAGAACTGAATGAATGGGAGGAGCTTGCTGTTAGAAAATTCTGAAGTCTGGTCCTGACGCGGAGACACATATAGAATGTTAAAGAATGGAATCGTAGCCACATCAACAAGGCTATCTGATGCCAGGAATGTCGATTTACCGTACTGTCGTCCCATCATAAGAAGGGTGTCGGACTCTTCTATATCGTATAGAGATACCATAGGTTTTCTGGTATCTAGACTATACGGCTCATTGTTCAGTCTGAGCAAGTGCTGAACAAGATTTGATTTTTTACATATAACTGGGGAGGAGCTCACATCACATCTCCGTCAAACTTATCCGCGCTCTTTATATCGCCCTGGCTTATCTTTTCCAGCTGGAACTTAAGCGCTTCCACCGCATTAGTAGATTGACTGCTGGTGACACTCTTATACTTTTCAGCCGCCTTCATGGCTAGCTCAGCCCAGCGTATAACTTTATTGGTGCTCTCAGAGTCTTCATTGGACAGCGAGGCTTTGAATTTTAAAAACGCCTCATTCATAACTTCTGCCAGAACATCTTCTAACTTTAGTATGTTCTCTCCAGTGAGCTTCCACTTAACTTGAGTGTCTCTCTTATGGAATGCGTCCAGAAATAGGCATCTATTTCTAGGGGAAACGACTCTGCTGATGTAATGGTACAGCTCCAGCTTGGTGACCACATCCACATTCCAGAAATACTTTCTGAACAGATATATAGCGCGCAACGACAGGACCATTCGGTGTTTAGCGAATAAAAGGTCCACCACTTCCTGATCGGTATTTCCATATAGCATGGCGCTCATTACTAACGGGTGCAGGGTAGAATCCGTGAGTATTAGCAGAGAGTCTTCCCATTCTGGATCTCGCTTTCCTGCTAATACGGGTATCATTTCGTCAATGTTTAGGAATGACACCGCTGACGCCGCCCCCTTTAAAAACTCATCGAAGTTATATTTTGGGCCAGGCGTAATATAGATTAAAGCAGAGTCCGGCACATTTTCAAGTACCGAACTCCGCTTGTCATCTAATTCCTCATAGGAGGGAACCGTAAGTCTCAACGCACGAATCCTGTCGGCTATGGTTTCATTCCCGTAGCCTTTTATTAACAGCGCTTTGAGATAGTTTTCGAACGGGTACATCATGGCGGATCACATATTTCCCTCTAGAGATTTTATAATTCCATGAAGAGACGTCAGAACATTCTTTACATCCTGCTCTTCAACCATTGTGTTTCCAAGTCTGGTTGACATTAGAAGTTTAGCCAGAGCTTCTTCCGCGACTTTCATCTCAGGGATGGCAGTCCCAAATTCCCGCATATTATCCGGAGTTAGGTAGTTCAATGCCAATACGGTATCGACGGTTTCTTCGTCTTCCATTACGGCGGCTACTTTTAGTGCAGACATCTTGTCTACCTTCTGCTTCATATTGCTGGAGGCAGTTGGCTTAGCTTTGTCAGAAGTAACATCCTTAGCACGTTCTCTAACATAAGCACCAGTGCCCGGAGTGCCACTAACAAGGTCGAAAGTTTTTATTTCACCCGCAGCTATTTTTGACATGGACTGCATTACACCTGATCCTTCTGCCTTTTTGAGCAGAAGAATGGCGGCGGTTTTAGATGCTATAGTAGGTTCATTAGAACCTATTTTAAGACCAACGTTATCTCGGTCGATATTCCACATTCGAATAGTAGTAACCGGAGAGTGAGAGCCGCCTTTTAAGCGTATAGCAGACTTTAGATCAGAAGCGGATTTAATAACAGAAGATGTTTCAGCGGGCAGCGACAGGATTGGGTATCCTTCCGGGACGTACCATACTTCTGCGGTCTTCTCTACTGGGCATTCTTTAGGGACGTATTTAGTTTTTACTGGAGCGGTAACTCTAGGATCTGAAGATACTATGTAGGCCACTTTCCCTTTAAAGGATGTTCCAGACACCACTGTAACTTGATCCCCAGCCAGTTTCATATTTGTTACCGAGGCTATTTTTGTCGGAGGAGTGAACTCCACCAATCTAGTATCTACAGATACATCCACCGGCACTGATACAATATTGTTTACACGCAGCTGTGCCGCGCCCTTAAGATATGCCGTTTTATTCATCTTCATAGAGGTGGATTTACCGATTAGTTCTCTCTGAAGAACGTATTTTCCATCGGCGCACAGTCCCAGGTATCGGGGCTCGTCTGAGGCTGTCTTTACTATTCCAACCACTTCAACATCCACTGGGGAAAATTTATCTGAGGTATAGCAGGTATAGCATCCCTGTTTAGTAATAGTAGCGTTCTCATCCGCCACGACAGGGGCGGAATCATTCCAGGTAAACGCCATCTTGGTATTCTTAAGATCTCGTATAATACGGGCGTGTTCCAGCCCAGCTTCTTTTAGCCATGTGACAAGCTGATCACCGTCACATTCCAGGTGCCCCGTCCCAACTTTGTTTTTGTATATGGAGGCAGATTTTACACTGAACTTGCCTGGGGCGATCATATAGATAACCCTGTCCCCGCTGAATACGTTCTTACCCTGAAGATTTTCTGCAACTTTAGTCACTTCAGTTGAATCCAGAACAGCGGTAAATCTGCGTTTGGCTGTCTTATTAAGCGCCAGCTTTCTGAGCAATCCGTTATTATTCTGGACTTTGTGGATGAGATCATCACTCAAAGCCCTATTAAGTGCAGACATTTTTGTGGCGAGAGAGCTGACCACTCCGCCATTGTATGCACCAGGAGGGCTTATACGGTTTGTCATTCCGTTATAGGCCATAGGGGGGATGTCGGCTTCGTCCATGAGTCCAGTACCAAGCTCTGGCGAGGTCAGTAGTCCCTGTAATTCTTCGTTGTCCAGGGGGTGCCACTGGCCCTTGTAGATATAAAGATCTATGGGGGCTAGCTTACCCGCTTTTACTATGATAGGGAATACTAAAGAGTCATCCGGGGAGGATCCTATCTGAACAACATAACTTCCCTTAGCGTACAGCTTGTCCTGCTCAACAGAATCAAAGTTAAGCTGCCCAGGATTGTTCATTAACGCCGGAACATGACTCATCAGGGCACTCTGTATTTCTATAGGCCAGTTAGAGATATCTTCAGACAAATCGATACCCGCTCCGGATACTTCTCCAGGTGCATCAGTAATAAACAGATCTTCTAACATTGTGTAATCTCCCTATTATTTAAACATGGACTGGATGGTTGGTCCGACTTGTCCGTTGCGTATTCTGTCTACGATGTCGTCTATCAGCTTCTGGTCAGTTCCTTGAGATCGTAGATAATCTACAAATCTAGTCAGCTTGTCCTTAGTTCCGCTAGTGGCAGATCTGTATACTCCTGCGCCCGCTCCAGCTCCGCCAAGTAAAGCTCCTATAGGTCCTGCGAGCATTCCGCCGCCGATAGTTCCAGCGGTTCCAGCGCCCAGGGTCTTTAGACCAATATCCAACCCATTGGGGTCCATCTTACGGAAATTATTCAGCTGAGCATAATCCAGGAGAGTTGCCCCGAGGTCGGCCATATCCTGATCCTTTATTTTTACTGCGCCGGACTGCAATCTGCCCAGGGCTGCAACTATATCTGCAGGATCGCTAGAAGCGCTTATGCCAAGCTGATTTAATATTCTAGGGTTCTTACCCTGGAGCATCTCGGCAATAACACGCGCTTTAGCCTGCGGACCGCCACGATCTACAGATCCTATCAACGGTATCTTCTCACCGAAGCTATGCACTTTATCGATAAGGTTTTCCAGCATTCCTCGAGGTTTACCAGCACCAATTTCATAATTAAGGAAATCTGAGACTGATTTTTTACCCGCGGCCAGTACATTAGGATCTACCGCAAAAGTCTTAGCTTTGTTTTTAAACGCGGCAGCTTCTAACAGACCCCTCAGTTTAGCTACAGGAAGTCTTTCCATGGCCATATTCATAGCTTCTTCTGGAGTCAGTTTAGCCAGTTCGGGCATCTTAGCTTTTACAGCCGAGCCCAGCTGCTTATCTATATTCTTGGCAGCTATGCTTCTAGCTCGAGCAGCTCCGCCAACTCCTGCGCCCATGGCGGCACCCATTCCAATAGCTTTAATTTTTTCCATAATTCCGCCCGGCCTTTTCTTAGTAGCGCCGAACATATTGGTTTCTTCTATGTCGGTGTCAGTGAGCGCCCCCATACCTCCACCTATAGCGGCACCCACACCGGCACCTGGAGCTACTTTAGACGGATCTTTGCTGATAACATTAAACGCTTCTTCAGCAACGCTCGGAGTAGACAACGTCTTTTTCACTTGAGATTTAGCATCTTCTTTAAGCAGTTTTTTTATGCCGCTATTCATTTCTTTTACAACGCTTTGCTGTCCTTTGGGATTAAGCTTGCCCATTATATCAGCAAGCTCATCTCCGCTGCTCCCTGCCAGGGTCCGCAGCTTTTTAAATAACAGCTCAATATTTGGCTTAGCAGTCTTTTCTACGTGAGCTATCTTTTCAATCTCCGCAGTTTTAGTAATAAATCCCATGCCTTGCAGCTCTGTCAATAATTCGTGTTTGCTCATTATAACACCGCCATTAATCTGAATATGTGTTGTCGGATTCACCTTCAACAGTTGCACCACAAGTGCACGAGTCTCCAACTAAAGTATGAGGTATTCCTTGAAAATTAGCAAATCCCGTTGCGATAACTTCGTTTACACCGTGCCCAGGTATTGGGCATACGTGTGCGTCTTTATCCAGGGAAGCTTCTTTCAGCTGTCCTCCTACATCTACTCTAACATTGTGCGCTACACCAGTAGTTATGACACCACCGTGGCTGGTGTGAGCACCTCTGTACGACATTTTAGCCATGATATCACCTTATCCGTAGAATTTCAACTCGCCTGTGTCGAAGTAAGTAGCTTCGGCGCGTCGTCTGCGAATCAGTCCATCAGAATCAACTTTATTTCCATTTTTGTCTTTATGCTTAGTCCAGACCATGAACTGCTCCTTAGCGCCTTCGTAATCGCCAGAGTTCAACTTTCGCCTTAGTGTGGACTCCCTGAAAGCATTTGGCCCGACATTATACGCGAACGAAGTAAGCGCCGCGCGCTGGTTTGGAGTAAGAGGGACGGACACCATACTATCAACAGTAGACCCAAACGATTCTAACTCTTTGTTGAGCAGCTCTTCAGCCTTTTCCTGAGTGATAGTCATACCAGGTCCGACCTTTACGCCGTCTACAAATCCGGTGTGGCCGTATCCTATAGTCCACACTCCGGCAGGGCACAGATACGCAGTCAACTTGCAGCCTTCAAAATGTTTAACCAGGTCTACTGCGGATCCCTCGCCTTTATTAGCTGGGATATCCCGCATAGGACCGATATATTCTAATTTACAAGTTCCGCCGTTAGCGTCCACTACCTGTTTCACTTTTTCTTTACAATCTTCCAATGTAGCGACACTTCCGACTATTCCAAAGCACCCATCTGTGCCGGGGGGGTTGCCGTCTGGGTGTATTCTTAATAGTGTGCGCATCCTCCCGGCTCTAGGATCGTACACATCACTTATGGGAAATTTCCATGCCGAAGATCCAGAGTGGTCTATTACCGTCATTGCATGATGAGAAGTGGTCTGAAGTCCCCCAACCGTGTACATTCCATAAGGAATAGACCCGCCCTTACTATTGGTGGATCCGTTAACAAATTTATAGCTGCCCAAAACTTCATTATTGGTCCCGTATACAGTCATTACGCCTGTGTTCTTCATACCATTTGTAGAGGTAGACTGGGTCATGCACACTATTTGACCGCCCTGCGTAGGCGGAGGCGCGTTTCCAAGCTCACTTGGAGGAGCGTCTTCTCCTGCGGCCATTCCCTTAGGCGAGGCGGGGTTTAAATCCCCGACAGGAGGTGCGGGTACTCCGGATGAAGGGGAATAGGAATCAAATTCGGCGGCTTCTGGGTCTACCACGCCCACCAAATTAGCAGTCTGCATCTTTCTATGTAAAATATCCTTAGCGGACATATCAGTGATCACTCCATTAGCTATTAGAGTGCTTTCTTCTTCCACCCTACGTTCTTCGCTATTACAATAAGTAATTACGTTCCCTTCGGTATCTACTGTAATGCTGGCCTTGTTACATATGTTAATGCTGAATATCAGCTTAGGAGAGCTTTTTTCTCCCTTACTGTCCAGAGCATATTTGCTTTCATTGACCAGTCCAATATTACCCATCATTATCTTAACGAAATTCTTCTCGTCGTCAAGCTTCATTCGGAAATAACCGGTAGTGATGGTATCCCCATCTTTATTTACAGTCATCTCCACACTTCCAGCAGCATTCACTATGTACAGCCTTTGGGAGTGCATAAATATCTGATTTTCTTTTGAATCTAAAATTACTTTACAGGCGTCGTTGTTATGGAGGATAATGCATCCCGCATTTTTCCTAATTTCAATGTAATTTCCATATGCAGTGCTAATGCACATATCGCCTTCCTGAAGGTCTTTTCGACCGTTGACAGGAGAGAATTGCTCCTCCATATTATCCAGGGGGATGAACCCCATGATGTACCATTCGCCATTGAACGCCCTTCCAACTAAAACCCTGGAGTTTGCTTCTGGACGGACATACATCCCGTGACCCCCGCCAAATGCGAACCAGGGGCTCATATAGGACACAAAGGGTATGTCGCTACCGCTATCCAATAAGACTCTGCAAGTATAGTCCTCGTTTACTACTACTACCTCACCTGTTTCTAGCGCCCAGTTGTCTACCTGGACCATTGGAGGGGCTTCGCTTAGCAGCGAATTGTATCTTCCATGAACTGTATTAAAATTGTGCCGATCTTGGTATCTGAGTTTAAAATTGTTACTCATCTTTTATGCTCGACTCTCTACTCTCGAAGGCCGCTTTAAACTTCTTTAGCGCCGTATTCTTTATCTGCCTTACGCGCTCTTTGGTAACTCCCAGTATTTTTCCTACCCAACTAAGTGTTTTGGGCTCATCACAAGTGAGTCCCAGCATGTGATCCAGCACAAAATACTCTTCTTCTGTGACAGTGCGCTTTAACAACTTCATTAGCTCCGGTGATCTACTGTCTGTTATCCTCTCCAGGTTTCGATCTATCTTTTTAGAATGGAAATCTACCGCTTCCAGGGTACAGGAATGCTTTAATGCTCCGACTACAGCTATTATCTTATGTAGTCTATTCTCAGTCATGCTAAACTCAGCTGCAATCAGCTCGACCTTGTGTGGGTTATCTTCCATATCAGGCTCTGCGCTTCTCTTTTTGTACCTTGAGTATATAAAATGGAACTCTTCAGGGATCTGCAGCATATAGGCGTCTCTATACGCCAGAGAGTACATATAAGTTTTTATCCAATATTGGGCATAAGTTAAAAAGGAAGAGATCTTGGGGTCGTACAGCTCTCTGGCTCGAGCTACCCCTAGAAACCCTTCCTGACGCAAATCCTCAGCAGAAGTATTGCACATAGCGGACAGGTATATTGCTACCTTATTTATGTACCATTCAGTCTTTTTGAGGCACTCGTCTAGTCCTAGTTGATTTTTTAGCTCTGATTTTATCAAAGACTAATTTCTCCCCTTCTATGTCTAGAATGTTGAGTATAAACACCATCATATTGGCCACCTTTTCCTTGACTTCAGTGGTTTCTTTTGATGCCGCCAGTACCCTCATCATACATACTGTAACATCCTTCATTTCAGACAGCAACTCTTTTTTCACCGCTGGAGGAGTTAGCCTCTGGGTGCCCATTATTTTTCTGGATTTTATCTTGGGTGTTTTCATGGCATGAATCCAGTGGTCTGGTTATTTATGGGAGATTGCGGGGTGACCGGAACGCCTTTTCTGGTCAGGAAGTTAGTAACACTTTTTAGCCTGCCCAGGATGTCGTGCATTCCGGTATTAAGATTCTGCATAATATCTGGATGCGAGGCATAGAAGTCTCCCATTCCAGAGGCTAGCCTGCGAACCATCCCTGGTTGGCGGGAATTTTGATACCTCTGCGCTGGGTTTACTGCGTAGTCAACATTAGGCACATGTGTACCGTAGTTATTCGGGCCGACAGGCGGATTTGTTGGTGCGGTTGGGGTCGGATTAGGGACCTGTGTATTCTGCGTATTCTGCGTATTCTGCGTATTCTGCGTATTCTGCTGGTTCTTCCTGTTCTGCCTGGTTTTCTTAGTTCCTGGGTTCTTGTTAGTGGGACCAGGATTCGGATTCGGACCTGGGTTCGGATTCGGATTCGGACCTGGGTTCGGATTCGGGGCAGGATTCGGATTTGGGGTCTTCCCGCCCTTAGGAGTCAGTGCCTTAGCAGTTTGCCGCATGCCCTTTAGCATTTTGGGAGCCGCACCCATTCCAGCACCCATCATGCCTCCTACAACTGCCCCTCCCATAGCAGAGCGGAGTCTATCAGTAAACGAGGGTGACGACCGCCCCATTAAGGTGGTAGGTGAGCTAGGGTCCAGGAATCCGCCTATTCCTCCCAGGGCTGCTCCACCAGCTCCCCAGTTAACTGCTGGAGTAAGCGACTGTCTAAGCCCTCTAGTCAGATATTTAAAAGGGTCTACTGGTGCCGCTGTCTTCTCTCGTTTAGCTTCTTCCAGCATGTTATTAAGTTCTATCAAATAAGAGTAGTCAGCCATATCAGCTCTCCTTATTTCTATTCATCAAGTAGTTGGCAGCGATTAGTCCGAGGGGCAGCGCAGCTCTTCCAGCTACTATTCCTATATTATGTGTAAGGAATTTAAGCAGCTCCTTATTGGGAGACACTTTTCCCACCGCCTTTAACACATCGTCAGTATAGGGGTGTTTAGCTAGAACCCCCGCTTTATTTGGAAGATCATTAAAAAAATCATATACTAGCTTTCCACCAGGAGCACTAGTAAACATTTCGTGCGTCAGGAAGGGTATAGACGCTACGCCTACACTAGTACCAGGGTTTTCTCCGATCCAGTCGATGGCGTTGTCTACGGAGTCGAAGGGGGATATCGCCTTAGCTACGCTCCTAGCTGTTTCTAAGTTTGCAAGCGCCGCAGCTCCCATTACTGGGAGGGACGATCCGAACAACATGGTTATTAAACTTTCTGATACGGGCTTAGGTAAAGATGTCCCGCGTATTGCGGATACAGCAGCGCGGTGCACATCTTCAGCTACCGGTATTTCAGGCAAGGACGATCCGGAGGATTCTGCGAGTACCGCCCACGCCTTCCTGCCAATAGCCTTTAATGCATTTCTGACAGGTTGACCCGATACGGGCTCTAACTCATTCATGCCTGCAATATGGCCAAATTCATGCGCCATAGCAGGAACATTATTCCTAGGCACCGAAACATAGTGTTTTAGGTTGTCCATATCCAAATGCTTTATAAGGTCGTCCACGGAAGATACCCCACCTGACAATTTCAATTTGGTTAGCTTATCCGGGGGGACATCTCCAGTATATTCTGCCCCCAAGTGTTTTAAAAGGTCCTCAGTTATAGAGGATAACTCCGATGGGAGTATTTTCCTTCCAGCAGGGACACTATCAACATAGGCCGTTACGGGGCTGGTCATCATATCTAGCAACGAGGACCCGTTAGGAGTTCTAATGGACGACGGAACATACAGCATATTCCCACTGGAATGCCTTAATTTATCCTGAGCGTAATCTGCAAACAACTCCCCTATAGGCGAGTTTTGTGGAGTTGCAGCATTATGAAAATTCCATCCAGCTCGAGATATTCCCTGTCCAATCTCCCCCGCTGCAGACCCCAATCCAAGAATGGCCAAATCTTTACTCGCGGTGTTGAGTGTTGAATCCTCATTATTAGACAAAAAAGCAAGCTTTTTAAACTTTTTCATACTACCTCATCCGGCTCATTCTTGTCGGTAGTAAGTCCGAGATAGCTAGGCTCGCGCAATGACCCTCGTAAGGGCTTTCTACTTTGGACTTTGACAAGCTTGCCAATATACTTTTGTGGATTATTTATAATATCATATCGTACATCGTCTGTAAACCCTGTTCCAACCTTGCCTACTATCCTGCCCGTTTTATCCTTGAGTACGAGCGCACCCGCAGCGTCTTCGTATTTGCCTCTGCCCTGGACTACTTCGTGTACTACCAGGTCGTAGTCGTACCGGTGCTTCATTTTATAGGAATCTCCAGTAGTACGGTCTACAAGGACAGCACCTTCACCCTTAGCGGCTCCTATTTCATCGAAGAAAGCTTTTACGGATTTCTCTGCCATTCTAGGAGGCTCGAAGTAATAGGGGAAGTTTTGACTCAAGTCTTTAAGAATCTTAAGTTGCTCCTCATAGGGCAAGTTTTCTTCCCCATTAGGACCTTTGGCTATTCTAAACGGTGCGAATCTGAGAGGCCCTATTTCTTTCTGGCGTTCTACCGCTTTAGTTGGGGCCGCGTTCAACAGTCCACTGGTGTAGTTAAATCCCCTATCGTGCCATACCTCACCCCTTATGGTCATCCCGTGATACTGCTTAGGAGCTTTTAAATCTCTAAGGTGGGGCATTTTATCTTCCCTGGCCAATAGCTCTCCGTTTACGCTTTTACGCTGAGAAGTGTATGCTATCCCGTTAGGATTAATGGTAGCTAAAAAATGAGCGCCATCTATCTTTTCCGTAGCGATGTATTTAGATTCGTCATCAACCTCGGATAACTCTTTATACCCTGGACGATCTTCCCAGTGCCGTGTAAAGTCTTTTTTTCTTACAGCTAACCATTCATTTTCATTTTGTTTAAGAAGTACGTAGGTGCCCTTATTGTCCCCGGAAGGAACAGTGAAATGGATGTGGTCATTGGTGGCCTTTAGAACTACAGGAGTGTCTACCGCTTTAGTGACTTTTCCAGCTCCGTATTCGCCCTTCTGTATGTCACCCTCCCAATCCATATAGCTAACAACATGGTCTGGCTGCCTGAACAGCATGACCGGCTTGCCCACTTCCGTAGGCAATCCTTTTTTAGTAGCGAAACTGACAGCTTTATTTCCTATATCAAAACGTATATCTGAGTGCAGTCCGGCCTTGTCTGCCTTGTGCTCCTGTATAACCAATCTAGATGCCGAATAAGGAGTTTCCTTTATAGGGGAAACTCCTTCATTTACAAGCTGATTGCGTCTATAGGATAGGTCGTCAGTCATCGTCCATATCGCCTTCTTCCCTATCCACCATAAACCCTATAGCGGGCTGCTTTTCCTCTTCTTCTATTGACCCCTCCGCAGACATCTCTAACTGCTGAGAGATAACTTGCATACCTATCTCCATGAAATATCGAGCTTGCTGGGGCAGGCTTCTAATTTCGTCTTTAGCCGCCCGTTTCAGCTCGAAGTATACTTCGTCTGGAAGGCTCATAGTTACGGAAAATGTGTCCGACTTCTTGGCGCGTTTTTTCACAGATCTTTTAGCTGCCTTCATGTTGCCCTCCTGGACTTAACCTCTGAAGATATCGATAAGGTCTCTGCCTGACTGTGCGAACTCTCCACCTACACTTCTAATAAGCTCCATCAGGTCGTCTTTACCTGCACGCAAGGACCCAATTATGTCTGTTCTTACCATTGGGTCGGGGGACTTTGCCATAATCGCGGACATGATGTCGGAGCCACCGTCGATTATTTCTGACTTACTGGGAATCTTGCTTATTGCCCCCGTAATCAAGTCCTCTAGTTTGGATATAGGAACAGTCCCCATTCCTAAAGCCATACCTATTGGCACAGTATACTGGGCAGTGCTGGCGATACTTTTTAGGGGGTCTGCGTCATTGGCGTAGGCGTTTAACGCCGCAGGTATCGCAGCAGCTCCAGTTAGAAGTCCTCCACCTACTAGCGCAGGCTTTACGTAATCCATGATCGACGCCAGCTTGGTATGCGCCGCTAATTCAATGTCTCTAGATAGTTGCTTTTTCATTGAGGACTCCAAATTATACAGTACTTTACACTTATATGATTACCCAAATAGGGGGTGGTTGTCAACAGATTATCAGTATTTACCCTTCTCGCCTTTTCCGAATCCAGTAGCCAGGACATACGGTCCGGTAGGATTGTACGATGATGTGGTAGCCACATCTCCTGTCTGTACGCCTTTTATGATTCCCTGCTCAATGTAGTTAGTGTTCAGCTTAGCCAGCCAATCCTTACCCATACGCGCTAGAAGGTTCACTCCAACGATAGACGGAGTATGCTTAACCGGACTGCTAGAGATAGTGACAGTGTTTATGCCTAATGTCTTAAGCGCTTTTATCTTATCTCTATCCAGAACAGTACCTGTAGAATACGGTCCAGTTCCTACTGCAAGAGTAGCTCCCAGCGCCATGTCCACATCCATTTCGTTCTGCCGCTTAGAATTCCAGCTCTTTACTTCGCTAAGGGGCACTTGGTCCCCTGGAACGTAATAAGGATGATCCCCAGCATCAGCGATAGTAGTTAGGTTAGTGGTGCTCTTAACCACAGTTTCAAGAAGTTTTCTGTTTAGTTCTACGCCCATTCCGGCGAATGTTTCTTTCATAGAATCTACCAGATACTTCTGAGTAGGTTCTATGCCCTTAAGCTCCAGAAGTTCCTGTGGTTTAATCGGGCCGTCTGTAAGTGCATCTCCTTTGGACACAGTATCACCCGCAGAAACTATTATTTTATTTCTAACCCCGGCCAGGTGCTTTTCTGATCCTATGAATATGTTCTTACCGCCGGCAGGATTGTCCTCTATGCGGTCTATCGTTCCGGACACCTTGGCCAAAGTGGCTTTATCCTTCAGATAGTCGGGCACCATGGTCAACTGCTGGAGCCTTTCCAGACCACCAGCTACCTGCGCACCAGCTCCCAGAACGGCTCCTGTATGAAAGGCCTTCAGGGCACCCTGTGTAGTAGGCTCAGTGAAAAACTGTCCCGCCAGAGCCCCAACGTTATCTCCTATCTTAGCCTGCTGGCCATTTTCTCTGAGGCCGTAACACTTAGAACAGGTGCCTTCTTTAGCTTCACAGGTTAAGGGGGATCTGAGTTTAACTGTTTTAACACCGTTTTTTAACATAGATGTATACCGCTCCACATCTATCATGTTGTTAGTTCCGGCTTCGTACCGACCAACTACGTCGTTCTTGCTCTCCATAGAAGTAGCTACTCCGTTAGAGGTTCCGCAATCGTCCATGGAAACAACGTTGTCTATGGTTACAGAAAGTATCTGTTTGGAGAAATATCCAGGTTCGGCAGTTTCAAGACGCTTCTGAATCATCCCCGTTCTAGAGCCGTAGGTGGTAGTCCAGTATTCGGATACCGGGAGGCCTTCAGCGAATGACTTCGTAGTAATAATTGGAATTGCGCGTCCGTCAGCATCGGATACCGCGAATGGCGTGCTTATCAGCTGTTTGAATTGGTCAAAGGAGGGCTTACCATTGGCCTTCATGAGTTGTGATAGGGCGCTCTCAGGGTGACTCTTCATATAGTCCGTTACAGTGTTATGGAACTCTGGCAAGGATGATTGTATAATCTTCCTTCGCTCATCGTCGTCTTTAGCGGACTTAAGTTTGTTCTGTACCGATTTTACCATCTTATCTCTAGCAGCGTAGTCTGGTTCCAAGTCGTCGAGACCGATGCTGATAGCTGAATAGATGTTAAACTGGGCAGACAACTGCGATAGCTTGGTCATGGTCTCGTTGAACTTAGCAGGACCTGCAGATGCCAGATCTGACAGGAACGATTTGATAGTGGACTTACTCAGCCCGCCCTCAGGTAGAACAATTCCAGAAGGCAGTGCTTTAGACACTAACTCCCGACCTATCGTAGTCTTCTTCCCGCCGATCATTACATCGTCGTATATTTCTATAGTTTTGTTTTTATATAGCTTCATGGCGTCGTCTATAGACGAGAACGAATGCTCTTTTGTTCTGTCTTTTCCGGAGCGAGTCAGGTAGAACAGTCCAGTCATAATGTCATGGCCCGGACTTACCATAATTCTTCCGTCTGCAGCGTGCTCCAGTACCTTAGTTGGGAAGTAGTTTTTGGCTTCTTCTACAGCTTTATGCGACACTGGAACGTATACGCCCATGGTGTCCCAGATGATGATTCCGTTATTCACCGCATACACCTTAGCTTCTTCCACGGCTAAATCGAACACCTGGCGCACTCCGGCATCCTTTACTTCAGTAACGGTTTCCCAGACAGTGTTTCTAGCGCGTACTCTTGCTGCGAGAGACGGGATGTGCTCATCCATAATCTGCAAGTGCCTTTCCAATATTTTTCTACCTACTCTATATCCTACTTTCTTATTTCTAGATATAGCGGTATGCAGGCTGGCATCCATTACAGAAGATACAAATGACTTTAGCGTTGCAACTTCGGCATCTGACACAGGGATTAAGTCCCGGTCATCCTTTGCTGGCGGGCACTCTTTCCATTGAGATATGATGCTGCGTTCTCTTTCACCTATACATGAAAGGTTATCCAGATACTCAAAAAGGTCTACGGTAGATAAGTTTACTACGTAGGCTTCCGAAGATGAATTTCTGGGGGGCACTGTCGTCACATCCGCTCTTATCCCCAATCTATAGCACAGTTCTTTAACTGAATCCCTAAGAAAAGGACTAGATGTGCAAAATTTTGCAGTGAACCTTGGGCGTCCGGTGGACATGTTTATTGACATGGAGCCATCACCGTCTATTAAGCCCGATAATAGTCCCCACAGCATATCCTCCGATCCAAGTTGGAGTACCCAGTGTGGAATCTTCTTTTTATTGGAAGTCCGCACTTGAGCATCGCTATCTGCTATACAGTTAAACTGCCGCATGTACTCCACCAAAGACATGCTATTAAGATGCAGTTTAATGGATGTGCCAAGTTTTCCGTCCCCTGCCTCACCATGGTATTCCCTGACTGTAAAGTTATCGTGGCATGCACGCATTATGCGCACAAATTCATCGCGCTTAGCTTTTTCTAATTTAGCATACCCCACAGTATTGCTGGAGGTCCAGCCGTCAGATATATAGGCACCAAGCATCCAGCCTATATCTCTGGTGCCAAATGTGCCGAACGGAGTGGGATCCTTCTTTAGGACTGGCACCATCATCTTGTCTACGTTAGAGGGGGCCACTTTAGTCACGGCCCCAGTTGACGAATTGAACGCTGCCATTGATTCGTTGTCAGAAAGTATTACGCTTCTACCGCCAAAGAACACTTCTACGGTCTGGCATCCTTCTTCCACAGTGAGTAGTGTTACCGGATAGTAGTTGGCTTCACCTGTAACCGGGTCGCACCCAACTACTTCCACGCCATCGGGTACGGCATATACATCAGCACCATTTCTGTCTTTAGATGGAAATCCTATGCGGGGGAATTCTCCTATTTTAGTCGTAACCACAACCGAATCCGAAGTCTTCCAAGATAACGTAGACTCAGCCACTGTTCGCATAAATAACTCCTTGTATTTTAAGTTCCTTTTAATATACACTGCGGAGCTAATTATGTCAATCGCTGATTTTGATATTTTTAATTTTATTAAACTATCAAAATCTGAACAATTTCCATCGATGTCGGCGGTAAATCCCCCTACTACCAGTGGGTGAATACCTATAGACTTGCCATTATACAGCTTTGGCTGAACGGCAAGCATCGAGAATTTATGCAGAGACGGGGCACGGTTGAGCCATACCGGGCGCTCTCGGGTAACCTTTTCCAGCGCGAGATTAGCTCTAGGATCATGGTCTTTGGCCATTACCATTGCATCTAGCGGTTTATATCCCATAGATGTGAGCTCTTTTATTACGAAGGGCTGGTACAGCTCCCACGCCATGTCTTTTGGCAGAAGGATCTCGTCCGGACTCATTTCTACTGAAGGGGTAATAGTAGAAGACCCAGATAGATCTTGATTTTTACTGAACACGACAGACTGGAAGAATCCTTCTTTAGGCTGACTTCCTTTTATAAGTTCTATGGCACCTATTATTTTCTTTTCTCCGCGTTGAACCAGAGGATCACCTAAGCCCTGCGCAGCCTTTATAGACTGGTACAAATCCCGTCTCAGATCTGACTTTACATCATCGTCAAGATCTGACAGCTCCTTGAGCTGCTTGTTTACCATGATCATGTCACGGTACAAATAGTTAATGGGTGCAGTGTTCAGCGATCCATTTGGAAGTGGATACATGGGGCGGAACTGTGGAGGAAGAATCGGAACATTGTGAATCATGTATGCTTTATCAGGCGACAGGTTGTGCAGTCTCAAAGCATTCAGGAATCTAAGCTTTTTATTGGCCTTGTTCAACCCCTGTCCTTTTAGCGTAGCTGCCGAATCTTTCAGCGACTTGAATTCTTCATCCACATTTATCTTGGACAGCATCTTTTCCAAGGCAGCACCTGAGGTTATTCCGGTGTTGTCATTGGTCAGTGAACCTGTTGCAGGGTCATAGTATCTGCGGCCAGCTATAACATCTTCCAGCTGGTTCTGAGTCAAATCCAACAGTGTCATGGCAGCATTTTCCATTACAGGATTAAGCACCGGCTCTGCCAGTTTAACATGCGTCCACTTATTACCCTTCAGACCGCCCGTCTTTACTTCGTCAAACAAGCCGTCCTGTACTGGGCGGAGGTTCTTCGAGATAACTACTTTAGCGTCGTCGATTTCCCCGTTAGATCTGCCCAAGATTTCCTGGTCGGTAAGCGGGAGCATATACAGTTTGTTGCCGTCCTTCTTGACGTTGACTCCACCTGCAGCCAGATATCCCAGCAGTTTATCAAATACAAACGGGCGCTTAGGTGCGGGAATAGGTAGACCCATCCTGACAGAGTTCCACAGCTCAGGATTCTTTTCTGCTTTGTACGCAGTCATTTCATACAGATTTTCTCTTGCTCCGTGCGCTACTAGAGAATTCCAGGTAAGTCTATCCATAGCACGAGCGGATCCGTGGCCACCTTTAGTCGGCTGCATATCAATGTCGTAAGACGGGCCCGCGCCGCGAGCGTTGATCTTCTTGCTTACTTGGTGCATCAGCTTAAGGTAGTATTGATTTCCAACCATTACCTTGCCCAGAGACTGTCCGGTTTTAGGGTCTACCAGTTCTTCTTTATCTGTAAGTCCCTCTGTTTTAAGTAAGTTCTTAATTTCTTTCACCGAGTCAATAGGTGCAAAGTTATCTATCTTTAATGGGCGGCCCCATTTCAGAGCCACTTTAGACGCCGCGGTCTCAAGAACCTGCGACGGATTGATGCGTCCGGGTATAGCAGACGGAGATATAGCTACGTCTATCCTGGCGCCCTCTTTATTTATAGGCATTTCGTTATCAGGAACAATGGAGTTTCCACTCCACATTGGCTTGCCACAACGTCGTACATACATGATATGATTCGGTACTGTGGCACAGTATACCTTGCCCCGGTATTTTTCCCAGTATTCAATCAGGTGGTTATTTGTGTTGTTTTCCACCTTCCAGGCAACCGGACAATTAGATACCCTTACAATGTATTCTGGGACCCCGTGGCGAACATAAATACCTATGCTGGCAGATTTACCTATGCGAAGCGCAAGCTCTTGATAATCGTCAGCTAATCGCTTGGAACTGGTATATATTTCTTCTCGCAGTATAGAGCCGTCTTCCCGTAATACGAGTCTGCCGTCCCCCTGCATAATAGCGTCATACATCCGCTTTAGCAATCTAGGAGACGCGTCCAGCATTTCTCTTGGAATAAACTTATCCTGGCTGTATCCAAATTGTTTCAGCCAGTGGCGTATCTGAACGCTATACAGAGTAAGTCGGAATGCGTCTTCTCCGATTTTAAACCCGAGGCGACTCATAGACTCTTTAATGTTGGTCCATTCTGGGAAGTGCTTTTCTTTTGATTGAGAGATCACAACCCCAGAGTTTTTACTGCAGTGACCTTCTGTGATGTAAAATCCAAAGAATTCCATAAAGTCACCAGCGTCAAACTGCAGTGCCTCTTTTACTACAACTTTACCTGTTGGAGTAGTATAGGTTGCACCTGGAATAGTTATGCGCTCCAGTTCCGTCCCTACCCACTGCCCGGTTCTGTAGAACAGACGGCTCTTTCCAAAGATATCGTCAGAAGTTTCCAGTTTGGGTTTAGCCTTGCTGTAACGTTTTCCAACGTAGTGTTTGTGGTTCGGCGTGGTCATGAAGTTAAGTCGCCTACCGCAGTATTTGTGCATCGGGCCACAGTAATCTTCTGCGATTATATTAGTTGGCTGGTGATATTCTATTATTCCGGTATCAGGGTTAAGCGTACATATTTTATCAGAGTATTTAAGGTCAGAAAAAGGCTTCCATCCTGAGTCAGTCAGTACTTCTGTCTTTTCATCATAGCAGGATACGATACCCTTAGCTCCGTGTCTATTAACGATTTTATCCCCAATCTGCATCGGCTCTTCAGTTCTGATGAAAACCTTAATAGAGTCTGGAGTTTTAAACACGTCCACAACTGTTCCTATGGTCTCTTTATCCCATATCTGAGCGTTGTTTCTGTACCCTTTGACCAGCTTCTTTGATAGTTTACCCAATCTAGCGTCTTCGTCGCTGGCTTCTGTTTTCTGCAGATGTGCAATGACTACATCTCCGGGCTCAACTACAGTTCCTTTCTTGATGACGCCTGACTCGTCCAGCTTTCCAGCCATATCCCCAGTCATAGCAGTAGGATAGTGGGCCTTGAATGCTTTCAACTCCATCAAGTCTTCTTTTCCGACCTGAATGGTAACCTCTCTCAGATGCTCTGAGGTTAGCTTTTTGGAGGCAGATTCTGAAATGACATATCCGTCTTCAAAGGTGCTGTCCTTGAATGGCAAGATACCGACTCTCAAGTTAGTGCCTATGGCCAGGGTGCCATCTTTGGTATAGTTGGTATCCGCAATTGGCTGACCAAGGGTGACTTTATCTCCAGCCTTTACCAGCGGGGTGGAATGGATAAAGCTCTTATTGTTAAGCGGAAAATTGTTGTACAAATTGTACACGCTCTCTTTTCCGTCTTTGTTTTCTACGATAACTTCATCGTAGGTTACTTTCTTGACCACTCCATCTTCTTCGGCCTGAGTGGAGAATACCTTACCGATGAAGTTTTCAAAGGTTCCGCCTGTAGGCATCTTAGACTGCACCAGCGGAGCTTCCCTATACTTGAGCGGGATAGCCTGAGCCAGCATTTTGTTTGCCATGAATGCGCGGTTACCCTGGATATTAGCGGAGAAGGGAACTAGATTAGTCAGATAAGTGAACATCTGTTTGGGGGAGCGCAGAACTAGATCCACTTCTTTAGGATCTACTTCGGTTATCTTACCCTTCTGGATAATGGTAACTGTACCTTTTACAGGCTTGTTGTCTTTATCGTACTGATCCGGGAAGGCCACCTTCAAGTCAAAGATATCCTTTACATTTTCATATCTGGACTTTCTAGTAGTTGGGTCAACTACCAGGGTCTGCAATTCCTTGTCTTTAACAGTAGCTCCTAGGGCAAGATGTAGGTTGATGCCGATTCTATCGCTCTCCGGGGTTGCCACGGGATCCAAAACCCCGACGTGGCTTGTGTTTACAGCTCTCATTGAGTCTGTAATGGCGTTCATATCACCGATAGCGCCTTCACCAAGTGATGTAACCTTGGTGGCTTCAGCTAACATGGTGGTAGGGTTGGTCTGTTCTGCGGCATGCGCAACAGTTCCCTGAACAAAGAATTGTCTGACCGGCTTGTTCAGCATGTCTTTGCTGACGATCTCGGTTATCTTGTTCTTCTTGTCCATTACGCGTTTGATATCGTTCTGAACTTTTCGCTGGTTAGCGTCTAATCTTGCCTTTATTAGATCAGGAGTATCATATAGGTGCTTGTACACCAGAGAGTCTCTGTCGTCTGGCTCGGCTTCACCTCTGGACACTTCCAGGAGTCTTTTACTTGTCAGCAGCAGCGTTTCCGGTTCTACCTTTGCGAAGCCTTTTCCAAGAGTTCTCTTAGTGGTTTCTTCTGATAGAACGGTCTTGTCGAAGAAGTTCCGCAACTCTGTTTGTGCTTGTGCCAAACCGGCGGCATCTTTTCTAAAGATAGCTTTGTAGGCTTTCATGATATCCACGTCACCAGTGCGTCTAGTCTTAGCCTGGTTCAAAGTAAACATACTATCGCCCCAGGCTTCCTTGATAGGACCGTCTTCTACCCCGAGGGCTTTTAACAGGGGATACAGTGGCGGATTGGCGGTACCTATTTTAAGCTTGAAGATACCATCTTCCGGGTTAATCCACATTTTGAACCCGCGCCCACCCCCCTTAGCAAGGTTGAACTGAGATTCCAACTCCCCGTTTTCTTTTTCACGAGTGTAGATCCCGGGCTTCATTCTGAGCTGCTTATCTACAGTATATTCGTTTCCCCCAAGGATGTAAGAGTACCTATCTGTGAGGACAGGGATATCCATAAGTCTGAAGTTCTTCTTGGTGTCAATTACTTCTCCGGTGTTTTTATCCACCAGCTCCAGATCCCCGTATACTGGTACAACAAAATCCTTTTCCTGAATTTTGATTTGTTTCTGAGTCTTATAATCGAATGGGCTGACGTTAGAGTCGTCTACACGAACGTTCTTGACTACCAGTTGTCTGCCTTCGGTTTCTATGGGGAATACCGAAGTAACTCCCTCTGATATTGCTGTTTTCAGTCCGCGAAAAATTCTTGAGGGATCAAATATCTGAGCCATGAAACTCTCCCTTTAATCGTCTATTAATAGCCAAGAGAACGTAGTAACTGTCTTCTGCGTCTTTCCTGTGCGGCTAAATCTACAGGACTAACGATTGATTCTAGCGCAGAAGCCCTTGAAGAGTCAAGTGTATTTGCCTGTTCTCTCTGCTGTCTAAAGCCTTGGGTCAGAGCGTCCAATTCAGCAGGACTGGCGTTGTTCTTAAATGCAAGATTAAGCGCCCTTAGCTGCGTCCTAGTCATATTCTGCATATCTCTATCTGAGATATCTTTGTATCTCTGCGCAGTATTCAGATGTCTCTGGTTATCTTCTAGAGACTTAGTTACATTTTCGGGCACAAAGTCAAAGCTCTTCTGGAAGTAGTTCTGCAGCGGAGAGGTTACTACCTTGTCATATTTTTTAGATACCGCATTCCATATGTCATTCATGATACTATCATCTGAAATTTGGGGCATGGAGGGGAGGCGTTCTCTCCAAGGTATCTGGTTGGCGTCTAAATACTTTTGAGCTACAGGGGCCATGCGCTCATTTCTAAGCATGGCTTCTTCAATAGTCTTCGGAGGGGACGGCACATCCTCAGCTGTCTTTGTATTTTTTGATGCACCCAGCTTAGCGCCTATCTTTATAAGAGTATCCGCATCTGCCCTTGACACTGCGAATTTAAATAGTTTCTCAATCGCTTTAGCAGCCATATAGCCCTCCAACATTTATAGGTATTCAAGGATACTATACTGTATTATTGCGGTGCAGTCAACAGTATTAAATTGGGTTGGTAATTCGGTATAAGTAATATAATTAGGAGGTATTCTATGAAACGTAACGCACAGATGTCGTCCGACGTGCTTATTTCTGGCGCGCTAGGAGTAGCCGCTATAGCAGTAGGGTTGGCCTCACTCGCCGCTACTGCTAAACGGATGCAGGAGCATGGAGAGAGGCATGAAGCCTTAATGGCTGACATGGACGCCGAACACCAACTTAGAATGCAGCGTATCCAAGCAGAATCGGCCAGGCAGCAAGCGGACTTGGACAAAGAAGTCGAAGCGTTCAACGCCAGGGTAGAGAAGGTCGTGGTCTCTACTCAACATACTATAGACAAACTCCGCGCGGAGGATGCAGAGATAGTCGGATAGGGAATGGGCTTCGGCCCATTTTTACCTCTAAATTATGCGGTCGTTAAAAGGTATAAGTATTATATATGTCTTACTTGCTATATCCGTGTATGGATTTTGGCATAAGATATATAGAGAGAGAGTGAAATAACTCTCAACTAATCCATCAGGAGGTTTCCCATGAAACGCAACAACCAGGATTCTTCAAACGTGTCTCTTACTGGCATCATAGTAGGCGCCGCCGGCTTAACCGCCTTGGCAACCGCATCCTACAGAGGAACTAACTACGCCATTGATACAACCAAATCCATGTTCGACCAGCTTTCAAAAGCTGCTACTCCGGCCGCCCCGGCCGCAACTCCTCCCGCAGTAATCAAATAACTGCAGCTAAAAACAGAGCGACCACAAGCTCTGTTTTTTACCTATAATTTTTACCTCCAATTTTTTACCTATTAATTATAGGTATAAGTATTATATCTCAAATAAGGAGGTTTTAATAAATGAAAAGAAACGCTCAATTTTCAGATGGATCGTTCTTTACAGGCATGATTGGAGGGCTGGTCTTAGGATCCGCCTTAGTTGGAGGCACATTGTATATTACTGGAGCCTCTTTGGCCCGGACGGCAGAAAGCATAGCCGCCACGGTACTTGAACCTTTCAAACCAAAAAAGGAAGGTGAGGACGGTGCAGCGGAAGGTGAGGACGGTGCAGCGGAAGGGGAAAACACAAATGAAAAGAAATAGCCAAATGTCCCCCGCAGCCAGCGGGTCAGTGTTCACCGTATTCTCAATTGCCGCCGCCTCCCTCGGCCTGGTAGCCATCGCTACTACATCAAAAGCAGCCGAAGAAAAGGAAATAATCGACGCCGAGCTTAAAGCGGGGACTGCTATGTGCCAGGCGGCTGTACTGGAGTTCGTGAGTAAACTCACCGAAAAAGATGCCGACGGCAAGTTCGTAGTGTTGCCCTCGGCCACTGAAGTGGAGCTTCCTACGATGTGTGAGATACAGCAGGAAGTGGAAAGAGATATCCGAAGTTTCCAACGGGTGAAGC